CATATGAAAAATAACGAACAACAAGAACACAAAACTTGTCAGATGTGGAACTCTGAAACACAGTCATTTGAAACATGGCATATTGGAGCGTGTGAAGTCTGCGGTAAATCTGTAGACCCATTGACTGGTGAGTGTAAAGAATACAAGTGCTGGATATAATATGAACTTATTTTATCTAGATGAAGATATGGACAAGTGTGCTGAATACCATGTGGATAAACACATAGTGAAGATGCCACTCGAAGCAGCACAGCTTTTGTGCACAGCTATCTGGGTAGACCATGTACTTGGCTTTGTTCCTCGTGCCTTGAACAAAGAAGAAAGTAAAATCCTCAATGAGGAGAAGGCAAAAATTAAAGACTTACCAATGGAAGAAAGACCATTGACCCCATACTTACCAATGATGTACAACCATCCTTGTACGATATGGACGAGGTCATCTCTTGACAACTTTGAATGGACTCATTGTTATGCAAATGCATTGAATGACGAGTATCATTATCGTTATGGTAAGCAACATAAGTCGATAGCAGAAGTAGTAAACAAACTGCCTGAGCCAAAGAATATGGAGCGTCTAGGACAGACTCCATTTGGTATGGCTATGCCAGACGACCTCAAAGATGAGAGTGACGTGGTGGGCAGTTATCGACTTTATTATCACACAGACAAGGCAACATTTGCCAAGTGGTCACACCGAGACAAGCCCCATTGGTGGGATGAAGGTCTAGCATGGTATGACGAAAGGATTACAGCAAAATGACAGAACTAGTTAAGTACGAAGTCAATGGTATGTCTATGGTATTCCCAAAAGACATAACAGAAGAAGAACTACATAAAGCAATACAAAAAAGATTAAATAATCTTTACTTTAGTAAAAGACCTATAGTAGTTAGAAAAAGTAATGGGGATGAGTATAAATTATTAAATGGAGTACGGATGCATGGACAAAGACATTAATGAACTCTTTGGAATAAACAAAGAGCCTGTGACAACATTATCTCATAGAGAGATGATTAGACAAAATCTAAATAAACAAAGAGAGTCTTTAGTAGCAGAAATAAGTTTATTACAAGGTCAGTTAGATGATAAGAAAGAATATCTTGCCAAAATTGATGGCGGGATAGATGTATTAGATGAACTATCTAAATGATTACAATAATAGACAATTTTCTACCTAATCCTGATGAAGTGCGTGCTAATGCACTTGATAGATTATTCTTTTGGGGAAATATTAAAAAAGTAAGTTATCCAGGGATGCGTACTAAATATTCTACACAAGACCAAGAGCTTAGAATTAGAGTAATAAATCTAGTTGAAAAAGCAATAAACAAAAAAGTATGGGTTTCTAGTACTACATCAGGAAGTCATGCTTTTACTATGGGGTTTAACGGCTCAGAAAAACTCAACTGGGTACACCATGATGTTGCTAACAGAGTACAAAAACAACAAGAAGCAATTGGAGGAAAAGCATGGGCAGGTGTATTATACTTAACTCCCAACCCTCCTAAACACTCTGGAACAGCATTATTTGAAGTTGATAACGAAATATACTCACAAGAAGTAAAATTGTTATCATCATCAAAAGAAATGCTAGATAACATATATGAGAGTGCGCATACAATAGTAGATAATAGATATAATAGATTAGTATTGTATCCAGCAAACTATTGGCACGCTCCGATGAAAAGTGGTTTTGGTACTAAAAAGAAAAACGCAAGACTAATTATGAACTTATTTATGGTAGTATCAGATGACTGATTATACAGATAACAGATTTAACGAAAAGGAAGCAATAAAGTTGCTTTCTGACTATATTGATTCCACATATGGAAAGCACTATAGTATGAATAAAATACAATCAACTGAGTTTATATTTGATGCAGGACATGGAGATGGCTTCTGTCTAGGAAATATAATTAAGTATGCTCAGAGATTTGGAAAGAAAGAAGGACGAAATCTTGATGATTTACTCAAGATTTTACATTATGCAATAATTTTACTAGGGGTAGAAATTGAGAACAAAGAAACACGAGAATCTTACACAAGCGAATATAACCAAGGTAATTGAGTTATTAAACCCAACAGATGGTAGCAAACCTATAACAAAGAAAGAAGCATGTGGTATATTAAACATTGCTTATAACACAACTAGATTAG